CAGAAGACAAAGATATTCTTTTACCGATAGTAGAAGAATTAAATTTGTTAGAGAAGGCTAAGAAGTATTTAAAACAGTACAGCTACAGAGATGTATCAAACTGGTTGAGTGAACAGTCTGGACGCTATATATCTCATGTAGGTTTGATGAAGAGAGTAAAACTTGAACAAAAGCGTAAGAGAGAAGCTTCAAACCAACGCTACCTTGCCCAAAGGTACAAAGAAGCCCTTGAGAAGGCAGAAAAAATTGAAGCCACAAGATTCGGTGCAAGAGACCAAGGTACACGCACAACCGAAGCCTGAGCCGATAGAAACGGAAGAAGCACAGAAAGTCATCTTTCAACCAAACAAAGGACCACAGACAGAGTTCCTGTCAGCAACAGAACGAGAAGTTTTATACGGGGGTTCAGCAGGAGGTGGCAAGTCTTACGCAATGTTAGCTGACCCTGTGCGATACTTTAACAATCCACACTTCAGAGGGTTGTTAATAAGACGAACAACAGAGGAACTAAGAGAACTTATCTCTGCTTCTAAACAACTATATCCAGAAGCAATACCCAATATAAAGTTTATGGAAAGAGATAAGACTTGGGTAGCACCGTCAGGAGCAACACTGTGGTTGTCTTACTTGGACAGAGATGATGATGTCACACGGTATCAAGGACAGGCATTTAGTTGGATAGGGTTTGACGAGTTAACGCAGTGGGCAAGTCCGTATCCGTTTGACTATATGAGGTCAAGATTACGTGCAGCAAGAGGAAGTGGATTAGACCTGTATCAACGAGCTACAACAAACCCCGGAGGTGCAGGACATCAGTGGGTCAAAAAAATGTTTATAGACCCTGCACCACATGGTACAGCTTTTTGGGCAACTAATATAGAAACAGGTGATGTACTACAAATGCCTAAAGGTCATAGTAAAGAAGGTGAACCACTGTTTAAAAGACGTTTTATTCCTGCAACACTGTTTGACAATCCCTATCTAGCTGATGATGGTATGTACGAAGCAAACCTTTTGTCGTTGCCAGAGCATCAACGTAAACAACTGTTAGAGGGTAATTGGGATGTTAATGAGGGAGCAGCATTTCCAGAGTTTAGTCGTAGAGTACATGTTGTTGAGCCTTATGATGTACCTCAAAGTTGGACTAAGTTTCGTGCTTGTGACTATGGCTATGGTAGCTATACAGGTGTAGTCTGGATAGCTGTGACACCTGCAGAACAGTTGGTTGTTTACAGAGAGTTATACGCATCAAAAGTATTGGCAACAGACTTAGCTGATATGGTGCTTGAAGCTGAAGCAGACGATGGTAAAATACGTTATGGTGTATTAGATAGTTCACTGTGGCACAAAAGAGGAGATACAGGACCTTCATTGGCTGAACAAATGATAATAAAAGGTTGCCGATGGAGACCCTCTGATAGAAGCAAAGGAAGTCGTATTGCAGGAAAGAATGAAATACACAGACGATTACAGGTTGACGAGTTTACTGAAGAACCTCGACTTGTCTTCTTTAACACTTGTACAAATATTATATCTCAACTTCCTTCTATCCCACTCGACAAGAATAACTCAGAAGACGTAGATACAAAGTCTGAAGACCACCTATATGACGCACTACGTTATGGTGTTATGACACGACCACGCAGTAGTTTGTTTGACTACAACCCAGATATGCAGCGTACTGGTTTTCAAATAGCTGACTCAACTTTTGGATATTGAGGTAAAACATGGAAGAAGACGATATAAACCCTGACTCCGAACAAGCATCTGCAATAGATGATATGGAGCAGGATGCACTTGTAGATGCACCTGCAGGAGACATAGTTAGTTTTGTTAAAGGTAAGTTTAACAAAGCCGAGACAAACAGACGAGGAGATGAGGAACGATGGATACAAGCCTACAGAAACTATCGTGGTTTATATAGTCCTGAAGTACAATTTACCTCTACAGAAAAATCAAAAGTATTTGTTAAAGTTACTAAAACAAAAGTTCTTGCGGCTTACGGACAGCTTATAGAAGTATTGTTTGGTGGCAATAAATTTCCCCTAAGTATTAATCCAACAGTATTACCTGACGGTGTAGAAGACACAGTTAGTCTTGAAACGAATGCTCAATTTAAAAAAGCTACTGATGAAATAGTTGGAGATGCTCAAGACACTAATCAACTACTTCCCGGAGAAACTTATCCTGAGTTTATTGAACGTGTAGGACCTCTCAAAGACGATTTAAGTGGTGTTGAAGAAGATATTAAACTAAAATCTACAGGTAGTCCTACGTCTGTTAACTTCCATCCTGCTATGGTTGCAGCGAAGAAGATGGAAAAGAAAATACACGACCAGCTAGAAGAGTCAAATGCTAAGAAACAATTAAGGTCTGCAGCTTTTGAGTCAGCACTATTTGGTACAGGCATAATGAAAGGACCTTTTGCTGTAGATAAAGAGTATCCTAATTGGGATGAAGGGGGTATATATAGTCCAATGTTTAAGACTGTACCACAAACATCTCATGTTTCTATCTGGAACTTTTACCCAGACCCTGATGCAAGTAACATGGATGAAGCTGAGTTTGTTATAGAGAGACATAAGATGTCTCGCTCCCAATTACGTGCGTTAAAGAAAAGACCATTTTTTAGAGGAAATGCTATTGATAAATCTCTTGATGAAGGAGAAATGTATAATAAAGAGTGGTGGGAACATGTTATGGAAGACAACACCCAAGAAGACAGAGCCGAGAGATTTGAGGTTCTAGAGTTTTGGGGATTTGTTGACAGAGCTATAATAGAGGAATATGATGTTGATATACCTGAAGAGTTAGGTGATGTAGAACAAATTAGTGTAAACATATGGATATGTAACAACAATGTTCTAAGACTTGTTATGAATCCGTTTACTCCTGCCTACCTACCCTACTATGCAACACCATACGAGATGAATCCATACAGCATATTTGGTGTGGGTATTGCAGAAAACATGGATGATACACAGACACTAATGAATGGTTTTATGCGTATGTCTGTGGATAATGCTGCGTTATCAGGAAATCTTATTATAGAAGTAGATGAAACAAACTTAGTTCCGGGACAAGACCTTTCTGTGTATCCGGGAAAAATATTTAGAAGACAGGGTGGAGCACCGGGACAGGCTATCTTTGGCACAAAGTTTCCTAACGTATCAAATGAAAACATGCAGATGTTTGATAAGGCACGACAGTTAGCAGACGAAAGTACAGGCTTTCCGTCTTTTGCTCACGGTCAAACAGGCATTACAGGTGTGGGACGTACAGCATCAGGTATTAGTATGCTTATGTCGGCTGCTAACAACTCAATACGTAGTGTAATTAAAAACGTAGATGACTATTTGTTAGGACCAATGGGTAAAGCTTTTTTTAGTTTTAACATGCAGTTTGACTTTGACCCTGAGATTAAGGGTGACTTAGAAGTTAAGGCACAGGGTACAGAAAGTCTTATGGCTAACGAGGTGCGTAGTCAGAGACTTATGCAGTTTATGCAGACAGTATCTAACCCTGCTCTTGCTCCGTTTGCACGAATGGATTATATTGTTAGAGAGATAGCAAAGTCTATGGACTTAGACCCTGACAAAGTAGCCAACTCCATGAGTCAGGCTGCAGTACAGGCTGAGATACTCAAGAAGTTTCAAGAACAGAATCCACCACCTCCTCCTCCACCCAATGAAGGCAGACCTCCAAGAGAAACAGAAGAAGTTCCTGCAGGTGTACAGGTTCAAGACACACAGGGTACAGGAGGAGGTACTATAGGCACAGGCTCAGTGCCAACACCTGATGAACCGGGATTTACTGGAACTAGACAATGAATTTAAAAAAATTAGTAAACGATAAATCCTTATGGGACAACTTCATAGAATACATTGATGACGCTATTCAAAAAAATCATATAGCCTTAGAGCAGTCTGACAATCATGTGGTTATTCACAGACTACAGGGTGCAATAGGTGCGTTACGCAGACTTAAATATCTTAGAGAAGAGATGAATGGAACAGACTGATAATATTTCTCAAGAAACTAAGGATTTATTCTTAGACCCTGAAACTGATATTAAAGAGGTTACTACACCAAAAATACCTGAGGGTGTTGGGTTTTTTGATATATTTTCTAGTGACCCTGAAAAAAGAAAAGCAGCTTTTTTTGGAGAAAGTAAAGCTGATAGAAGAGATTTATTTAAACTATTAAAAGATGACAAACAGTTTGCAGAAGAGTTTGCTTATGCACAAAATCAAAAAGCATTAAGAGAAAGAGATGAAAGAGAAAATAGTATTCAGAATCAAACTTTTGATTTCTTTCAAAAAAAACTTGGCATAAGTCCTTCCATTGCAAGAGACTTAACATTTGCTGCAGACTTTGCTCCTGTATACGGAGAGTCCGTATCTGTTGAAGATGCCGCTAATGCTTTTAAAAGAGGGGATATAGGAGAAGCTGCTTTTCATTCGACACTTGTTGGTATAGGATTAATACCTGTAGCAGGGGATATGTTAGTACATGCACTCAAGGGAAACAGGAGTGCCATACCTAAAATGTTTGGTGGTGGAAGAAAACCTGAAGAATTAAAATCCGATAGTATTTTTGTGTATGATAATTCTAATGAAGCTGTTCAACCAATGGTGGGAGCTAAAGGACACGTAGCACCTAATTCTAAATTAGTAGAATCGAGAAAAATATTTAATGACTTTCTTCAGAATGAACCTGAACTAGCTAAAAAATTAGATGTAGACGAGAATGGTGACACAGCATACACTGGTAATATTATTGCCGATATTAAAACTATGTCTGGACCTTTAGCCAAGAAGACTGTCGAAAAGCTTGATGAAATGTGGGTGAAGACAGGATGGACAGCAGGTGCAAACAATAGATTTTTTACAGAGATTGACGATAGTATGGCTATCTTTGATGCTAAGAAATTTATACAACTTCAAAAAGAAGGGTATGAACAAAACAAAAAAATGCTTTCTTTTCTTCCTAAACAAAAATCAGATATGGTAAATGTGCCTGATATACACTATCCGATGCAATCAATAATGCTTTCTGATGTATTAAAACACAAAGAATTATACAACGCTTATCCAGAGTTAAGAAACCTGCCGATTAAAATGTTTACATATAATGAGATGAAAAAAGATTTCTCAACTCTTGGTGCATATCTTCCTAGCACAGATGCACAGATAAGATTAAATCCTAGAATATTTCAAAATGAAGGATTGAAGAAAGGTGAGATAGGA